CATCTTGTTCTGCATATTTCTTATCTATCTCACTTAATGCATGTACCATCTGTTCATGAAGCAACTTACGAAGACTATTATGACCCTCAAGTTTATTAATCTCATCTATATATCTCTGTTCTAATTGATATTTCTCATATTCTCTTTCATTAAGAACCAACTTCATTCTCTCATCCATATAGAATTTGAAGACTCTTAGGTATTCTTCCAAAGCTTTCTCATCTATCACTGGTTCTTCTTCAAAGGTTTTCAATTTGGGTATCTCTGGTGGTTTTATTGGTTTTTGAATTTGACCTTTGAACTCATCATAGCGTTTTAAGAAATTACCCATCATATCATCCCCTGCTTTGTCTGCCCATTTAGTTAGGTCATTCCAGTAATTCTCTACATCTTTTTTAAATACCTTTAAGTCATCTAATCCTTGTTTAAAACTTCCAGTTACAAGGTCATACATTGCGACCGCTAATGTCTGTAATGGGACTCTCACCATAACTATCTTGTTGACAAAATCAGAGAATGATTTAGTAATAGTTGGAATTACAGTGTAAGCTATGAGTCCAAGACCTTCTGAAATCTTCTCAATTATTGGAAGAACCCATGAGAAGGGTTTAACCAGATTATAAGCACTCTCAAGGACTCCATAAATTGATAATGCAATCTTATTTATTGAACCTGACAACTTGTCTGAGATACTTTTATTTTTACCTAACTCCTCACTTATAGATGAGAGTAGTGATTTTATCTTTTCAAATGTTACACTTATACCCGCTCTCAAAACTTTCTGGTGCAAAGTATCGAGTGTTGATGTTATAGCGGTCCAAGTTGTATTGACATGCTTTGACATCTCAAGATAACCAGAAAACATTTGGAGAATTATCTGTTTCTTTTTCTCAATATCCGTTTCATGCAACATCTGCTCATAGAGTTCAGCATTAGTTGCCTTTGCCACCATAGCTAATGTAGAACCGACTCTTGCTGTGCCTTCGAGAAATGCTCTAACCTCTTGATAGAGCTGTTTTTGTTTATTTATGTCCTGTGTCAACACTTTGGCCGCTGTAGATATTGCAAGCCATAAATCTAAGTCTTCACGCCTCAAGACATTTATTAGAACGCCTCTCGAGGCCATTGCCTCATAGGTATCAAGAAGCTCTTTTGCTGTTCCAATAAATTGAGGGTCTAATTCAAGTGCCTTTTCATAAACAAGCGATGACCAATGATAGGCATTCTCAAATACCTTTCCAAGATTCTCTTTTTCACCTGACATTGACGTGAGAAGGCCAGCTATTCTCATCATCTGGTCTTCAAAATCCTTTGAATAAAAGAATGCATTCCTTACCTCATTTGAGATAGCCCTCATAACAGAAAGTATTGAAACGACTGAAGCATAACCTATTGCAAATACAATGACAGTATCTTTCCAGTTTTTAATCATTCTTGAAATAAAGCTATCAGTCTCTTTTATTTGAGACTTCAATGTCTCGTCTTTAGAGGATAGTTTGACATTTATAGATACATCAAAATTAGCCTCTGCCATTCTATTTATCCTTTAAGCCTTTGCTCAAATTCCTATTAATTTCTTCTTTAGCTATAACTATCCCTAATATTTCTGCCCTTGTAAGTTCGTCATATCTTATAGACAATATCTCAGACATTATATACAGCTCGAGACAATGGAATGCAAAATTGTACATGGGTGTAAACATTTCAGGCTCATATGAGTCTGGACATGTCTTACATAACTCAGGATTAATTTTATAAGCATCACAATATTCTGCCCCAGAGCACTTATTTGATATTATTGTTCTGAGGCATTTTCTGAGTTTTTTGACAATTCACCCTCATATGAGTATATTCTTGCCATATCCATTATAACTTGTTGTTTGTGACTCGCTGGTATCTTAGATTTCCAACTATCATTACTCATATCAAGTGGGACACCCTTGTCACAGTATCCCTCTACCCTGAGACATATCTTGTCATACAACCAATTCCTTGCTGAAAATGAGTTATCCTCCAAATCCAATTTACGACCTTTTATTACTGTTCTCCAACTCATCCTCTGGAATTCTTTCCATTCTTCGGCTGTTGGTTCTCTAACAATATGTTTGAGGACATACTCAACTCCTTCTCTTTCGACCCTAATTATTACTTCTTGCTCTGTTTTAGAGACATCGAAGTCTAAATTCATAAAACCCCCTTTTTTTACATAAATTTGATTACAAACTCATCATCACTTCCTGCAAAGGTTAGTCCTGCATCAAACACCCTTAATCCATTTCTATCCGCATATTTTACAGAACTAAATGTCACTTTTGATGATGTGATTTGAAATTTGTTTCCATTAGCTGTTCCGACAACAAAAGATAATGATTGTTCTGTCGCATTCTCCCACTTTGACCAAAAGTCATAAGTAGCATTAGTAACAGCCTCTGGGTCAATGCTACCTTTAGGGTCTCTTGATGTAATCATAATCTCTTTCAACCCCTTTGGAGAATTGAGGTCTTCTCTTTCAGCAAGAGTATTGTCAAGTGAAAACTTGAAGTCCTTCGCCACTGGAGAAAATGTTCCTATGGTAAGGTTAAGATTTTCAAGTATAGGTGGCTTTGATGTCTGATACACACCACTAATCATAGATGCGTCTATAGGTGTTTGATAGAGGCCTCTCATAGTCCAATTGAATTTTCCATACTCACCTGCAACCATCTCACAGTCAAAAGTTCCACGACAACCAGTTATTTTGTGTAACAAGCCATCATAGTAGATATAAATTGTAGCACTCTCAAAATTGGTTGATATGGGTGCGTATAAAGCTGTGTATGGCGCAGAAGCCCCCTGAATAGTTTGGGATAATCCACTTGCTCTTAACAGGGGAGCTACTTCTGGAATTATAGAGGTTGAACTACTTGCATCACCTGAACCCTTCATTTCAGTTGTGAACTTTACATCGACTAATATACGCCCTACTGAGTGAGGCATTCTCGATATGGTGTCTCTAACATAATCCCTTGTCAATATCTTACCATCAGCAGTAAGTTCTGGATTGGTGCAAAGTATCGCATTAGATGTCGTAGGTGATGCGTCTTGACCATAAGTAGTTTCAACCTTTGCTAATAGAACTGTTCTCCTTGTTAACATCTTTTATATCCTCCTCTTTACTTTGTCTTTTCTGTTTATTAAGGTCTTTCATAAAGTCCTCAACTTTGACCTTTTTACCTTCAACTAATATCTCTCCCGTTTCGTCATCAAACGGATAATATTTACCATTTATCTCATAATAAGAACCACCAACTCTCATCATGCCACTGGCCTCCTTTCCCAACAAATTAATTCTAATTCTGCAAAGTGACATAGTATGTCACCAAATTCCCTTAACTCTACAGATAATACTTGAACTGGATTTGAATCTATTGCCTTACCACCAAGAGTAGGATCACCTCTAAATTTATCACATATAGACTCAATCATTCCCTGAAATGTTTTTTCAGACATCTCATCATCTTTGAGAGAGTAAAATCCATAGATTTTAAAAGTGTACTCCCTCTTATGATAAGGATATGACTCTGGTTCTTCCAAAGTCTTTGTTCTTGTAATCATCCAACCAGAAATTTTCTTGCCATACTTAAAGAGTGAGAGAAATGAAGACCAATTGGTTGACCAACGCATGTAATCATAGACATTTCCTATGTTAAGGCTGTCTATCGATAACCTAACATATTCAAGTATTTCCTCATACATTCTCTAATATCCCTTGTTAGTTTTGTATGCAACTCCTTAACAAATTCCTTCCACACATTAAAGAAAACATGTTTGCCTGGTATTCCTCTTTTAGCTATAGCAAGAGCGATTTTTCTAACAACTCGTAAATCATCAGTCCCCAATACCATAATCACCCATCTTCTGAGTCTTGAATTTTTACCATGGGGAGGAACTTTGGGTGATGTTCTTCCAAATTCAACTGCTTGAGAGTATATTGCTTTTGAGACTACTCTTCCGATAGAAACTTCATTACCTAAGATTATGTCTTTGCCAATCTTATCAATGAGTTCACCAGTGACTTTTGGAGCTTTTTGAGTGACTTGAGAATAAATATATTGGGTATACTTATTTGCAAGTGCTGATTTAGTGACCTGAAGTGCTTTCAGTAATACAGATGTAATATCGGTAAGAGCAGTGCTTTGTTCAATAGCCAACCTGCCACCTCTTTATAGAGTAGGGAAGCCTTTCCACATAAGAGAAAGACTTCCCCACATGGATTATTTATACTTGTAAATTATTTCCAATCTGTGTTTTGGATAAGTCATACCAGTGCCAACAAGAGAAAGAACTTCACCGAGAACCTCGCCTTGAGCAACATCAGTGCTTGAAAGTGAAAGAGCAAGCGGAACTCTTGCCCCAACATTCTTCCCTGATGTAAATGTGTACGAAGCTATATCCGATGTCCCAGTTCCAGAACTTCCATAGTTTCTCAAGGACACAGTAATTGTGTTTGTATCTTGACCAGTGATGGCGGAGTCCGCAACCAAATAGACAGAGGTAATTACTATATCTTTGGGTGCTACAAACCCACCAGCTGTCTGAGCTGTATTTGCACCCGCAACATCAGGTAAACAAACGGTATCTATTAACCCTGCATCTGCAAAAAGATATTTAGACATATTTCACCTCCTATGCTGTTGATTTGACCATGCCACGATAATCAGCCACAGTCACACCCCACACATGGTCAACCCTGTAAGCAATCTTATCCGCATAAAACATCGAACCAGATTCTGGATTATCTGCTCTCAAGACTCTTGGGTTTTCATTGCCATCCAAGAAACCTACAATTATTGTTGGACAATCCTTAGGGTCACAAACCGCATACCATGTCGTTGACGCTATATCCCAATAGCTAACTACAATGTAGTCAGTCCCATATTTCTTAGCTATGATGTTAGGAGTTGTTGCATTCTCATCAGAAGCCTTTACAAATACAGTTGAGTTACAAAGCTTGAATGCAGTGTCTTCTAACCCTTCTGGTATTATCAACCATTTAGGATACAGTCCTAATGGGTCTGATGTCGTACCATATGCCTTTTGAGATGACATTGCCCTCTTAACCGCCATAAACCCCGATGCGGATATTGCATTTGAGGTTATGAGGTTATTATGATTGGCATGGAAAAGAGCAACATTATCAGCGTATGTTGGATTGCTAACAAAGATACCATTAAATATAGCCCTGTGAAGTGTCAAAGCCGCCGCCCTTGCAAGTTTGACTGGTATTCTTCTCAGTGCGAGTAAATCATCATTCCTAATCATCTCAATAGTCACAGTCTCAATCAAACCTCTCTTTGTTGCCTTTAGGGTAACTGCCTCTTCAGTTCCAGAAGTACCAACCTCAGGGTAATTCTCCCTTTCCTTAACCTCAGGTAATTCATCATAACCAGAGGTCTTTATCCATTTGTACTCCTTGAAATCTGTAAGTGGTACTATATCACTTACAACGAGTTTCCACTCCTGAAGTTTTGGCATCCCATATTCTTTTAACATAGCCCTATGAATAGCATCTCTTAAAGCCACTGGAAAATCCGAAGATGATAAAGACTCTGTCATTCTCCTTTGACCCTTCTGATGACAGCTCCTTATCTCACCAGTTATCTTGCTATCCCCTGTGAACCTAATATATGCTTCCTTGAGAGATGTCTTGCCCTCGATAACATCATCAAGCATCTTATACAAAGATTCACCTTCTGACTCAGTTATCTCGACACGAGGTGAAAACCCCCAATCCTGCTTAAATGACGCCTCAATCCTTACCAACTCATCAATCTTCTTGTCAATTTCTTCAGTGGAATTATACTTGCCAGCCATAACAACTTCTTTAGATGCCGATGATAATTTAGTTTTTGACAATGCAGACTCAAGATACTCCTTAAGTCTCATATCCTTAATCAAGGATTCCAACTCGTTAAGTTTTTGCTTTACATCATCATTAGTTGATTCCTTATCAGGTTTCGGATAATCAGGATAATTAGGATACTCGGGGTAACCCTTTTTCTTTTTCTTTTTCTCCTCAATAAGATTAACAAGAGCTTGTAGAAT